TTTCTTGAACGTTGATTTCTTTTTGCCGAAGTATTTGCGACCATCTAGTAAATTTGTAATACAATAAGTAAAACCGACAAACGAAGGATCAATTTCGTCTATCGGTTCATTGTTATGAAACCAAGTCATACGTCTACCATAAGAGTTTATCCTGATTTATTTAATAATTGTTTTAATTCAGTATAACTTCCGACAAAATTCGAATTTTTAAAGATTACTGGTGCTGCTTTTATATTTGGGTCCAGCAATTTTAATTCAGATACTGTAATATATTTAGATGTATCGTCTTTTTTCTGGCCCACATCAATTATAATTTCTTCATATTTTATATTATTATCCTTTAACAACTTTTTGGAATAATTACAATTTGGACAATTAGGTTTTGAATATACTGTAAACATAAATTAAAAATCTACTTCGAAGCTTGTTTTGATATCATCTCTGTGTACTACGTTGACTTTATATGCGTTATTGTCTTGTTCTTGGGGCGCAGCCTGAGAATTACCAATATTGATCCAATCTTCAACGTGTGGCATTGGATTCTTTGCTGGAAATTTAAAATTCGTTTCAACATCCAAAAACTTATATACCTCACGGGCGTTGAAAAGTACCCAATTTTTAATTGTCTGTGAATTTGTACCTACCAATTCTCTACCTTCGGAAAAAAGATAATCAGACCAAGCCATTTCTGAATTAATTACCTCATCACATAATGCTTTAATTTTATCCTTCTGCCGTTTATACGAGTCTAGTCCGCGTGCCGTGGCCAACTCAATTTTAATAACTTCCTTGTCTAATTCAGCGTGTACTTCCAATTCATCTTGAGCAATTTTTTGTACCGCTTTACCAATAGGCTGAAATAAATTAGTTGAGCATATAGTAAATGTAATGGCAAAAGAAGCCATAAATTGAATACGTTCCAGAAGATATAAAGCAACAACCCCAAGAAGTAATTTATCATATGCTTCATCTGCAGTGATTTGATTTAAAGCATATTTATGTGAAGCAACTGACAGTTCAGAAAACACCTCATTGACCGAATGCATTCGAACAATTGATTCTTTTACAGAAAGAATATCAGATAGTACTTTTTCTGGGTTGTCAAATGAAATTCTAACAATTTCTGAATATGTTGCGGAATGTATAATTTCATTGTCGCTGATTCTTTGCCAGGCCGCCCACAATGAACTATCAGTAATAAATGGTGCCAGGACTGGCGCGATTGATCTTGAAGCAACCGAATCTGCTTCCCATTGCCATGCCAGGGTTCTGATCATCATATCATAAACAGATTTTGGACAATTTTTAAAATCGGTATTACATTGAGTGTAATCAAATTCGTCTTCGGACCAATCCAAAGATTTCATAGTTTTATAAAGTGACCATATTTTTGGATATGTTTTATTAACTGTATCAAACAAACCAGGTAAATCTCCGAAAAATAATGGATGTTGTTTTTCCATATATTGAGAAGATTTTTTATTTTCATTAAAAACTAAATTCATTTAAGCTCCTTAAAGTGCGCAAGATTCACAGTATTCTTGTTCAGTAGTATCCGAACTAACTGCCACATCATCTGTTATTAACGAAATTCCCTGAGAAGTGGAAGAATTAATATAATATCTAGTTTTCATACCATATTTGACTATATCCAGATAATCTCTAATCATATCAGAAGAAGAAACTTTCTGATCTCCATGAATTTTTACAAATAAATCTGAGGAAATTGCCTGATCTGTCCATTTCTGCATAATTGCATAGACTTTAATCATATCTGTTGTTGATATGTCCCACGCAGATTGATATTTTGTTTTCAATTTAGTACCATCTGGCGCAGCCCAATGATTTACTCCTGTATCATTAGTTTTCATAATATACAATTCTCTGATAGGATAAGGTCCATTGGAAGTACCAGAAGAAATTGCTGAGCTCTCAGAAGGCATGTGGGCAACCAGTACAGAATTTCTAATGCCGCCATTTTCTATAATCTCTTTTCTTACTGCATCCCAATCTCGTTTATTTTCTACTGTAATCAATTCATCTACTTTTTTCTCATATGTGTCTAAAGGCAACCAGCCATTAGGCCATTCGGTTTTGTCCATCCAAGGTGCGTTTCCTAATTCTTTACCCAATTTTAACGAAGCGTTAATCAAATGAAACATGTGTGTTTCGGAAAGGGTATGAATAAAATCTCTGCCTTCTTGTGTATTATATTTTTGATTTTCCTTGGCCATTAGATGTGCTAAACCAATAATACCCACACCTGCGGACATTCTGGATTTAGCCGTATATTCTAAATTGGGAAATGTATAATCGGATTTATGAATGCACACATCAATCATTTTTAATGCATAATAAGCCACTTCAGAATACTGTTTATCAGATTCTATATTACTTACCACAATACCTGCAAGTGAACACAAACCGATCTCGGGAGAATAATCCAATTCTTTTTTATATAGATCTGCAACAGATTTATATGGGCTAACCGGTAAAGCTATCTCGGAACACAAATTACTGAGATAGATTTTATCTTTAAAAGGTGTATGTTTGTTCATTGCGTCCGTTAAGTGCAAATAATGAACACCAGTTTCATATGACTGAGTTAATGCACCAAGAGAAATTTCGCGAGCATTTAATTTATTTTTTGCTGTTTTTTCGTACTCGGCATACATTTTCTCAAATTTAGTTTGATCTTTTTCGTATTGAGCTTCAAACATTTCTTCATTACCATAATAACTAAAAGGTGCATAATCTTCATTCTTTGCAACTTTTCTGGCAAATAATTTGTTAGAACCAAACGAATAATGACAACCTGACACTTTTTTGTTTGCAGGAGTCATTGGATGCCGCAATTTCTGTAAAACTTCCACTTCGGGGTCATATGCAGAATAATAAACAGTTGAAGCTCCACCACGGCCATTCTGTAAATTGGCTCCAATAGCTCCAACCATGGAACGGTAATACGGAAGTTTACCTTGGTGTTGTATAACACCCCCTCTGACCGGGTCACCAAGTGATCGCGTTTTAATATGGGTACCGATACCTGCTGATGCAACAGTCATCATATATGCAATATGATCACCCGCGGCTAAAGAAGAAGCTGTATCAGCGGTAGTATAAAGACAACAGCTGGCGTAACCATTTAGTTTTGTACCAAGATTTACGAAATTTGGTGTCGGTGCGTTTATACGGTTTTGACTCAGATGTTCATACCATTTTGCAACATGCAACATTTTATCAGACTTTTCATTTTCTCCTAAAGCCATTGCCATTCGCATATATACAAATTGCGCAGTTTCATATTCTTGCTTGGTGACCTTATTTCTAATTGCGTATTTATATCTAATTTGATTAAGCTGATAGTGTGGATACTTTAAATTTAATTTATGATCAATAATGAGTTGTGCAAGTTTGTATTCTTCATCTGTGTAATTAAGCTTTACCATCAGTCCAACTTCATAAAGCTTATTATGTAATTCTTGCACTGTTGGAATTCCATCGGGATAAATAATACGATCTATCATAGGTGCATATAATCTGCCAGCAGCTTTATTATATTCCCATGTTTTATATGATAAACAGGCATCAATCAAAGCTTGTTGTAATTGTAAGCTTGTGCAAATTTTAGGGCATTTATTTACCGCATCAATCACAACAGAACCCCAATTAAAATGAGCTTTGGGAATAGTAGCAAAAGCCCATTCTGCCCATCTATTTACTTTCTTTGGCTGAAATTGTTCTTTTGTTCCATTGCTTTTGATAATAGTTTCAATCATTTTGTTATATTTTCTTCCATGTATTAAATTGAATTTTAGCCATTAAACCCTTATATGTATTACTCTTGATCAGAGCTACTGGGTCTATATTATGTTTAATCATCTCATTGATGTCTTTATATCGTTCAACGACTTTTGGCCAGATTACTGTCTTTAATCCCGACTCGATAGCCTTTTCATATTCCTTCACAACCGCCTTATTACGGGGTTCATTATCTAATACTACAGTAAGTAAATCTGCAGGAAGTTTTGTTCCCTTAATAAACCAATTAGCAGTAGTTGATAAAGATGCATTAACCGAAGCCATAGAATTTGGGATAAACAAACTATCTATGGGTCCTTCTACTAATGTTATGGGTTTATTTAAATTCAGTCTTTCGACACCAAATAACAAAGGCGTCTTTTCGTTGATCTTAACTGTGATGTATTTTTGGTTTGAGTGGCCTGAGAGGTCTCTTCCTTGGTATGCAAAGATCTTTCCTGTTTTGTCAAAAAAGGGAATAATAATGCGGGCTTCGTCTCTTTTGTTGTGTTTGAAAGTATCATTGAACTGGGAAGAATATTCATAAAATTTGTCCGTATAATAAAATGGGTAGTTAGGAAGTTTTCTATCTTTTATGTATTGACGGGCATAATGATCCGATGGTAAGTCAGAAACCAATTGCAAATCTAAAACATTCGGTTCAATCGTGTCTTTTTCATACACTACTTTTTCTGGCACAAACGCAATTTCTTTTTTTGCTGCCGGTGCATTATTTCTAAACTTTTCAAACAAAAATTCATCAAATATTTGTTTGTAATGTACTTTTAGAAAACTTAACAGTGTAGTAGATAAACCACAGTTGAAGCAATTCACATTTAATTCACTGTTTTTAGAATAGATGGCAAATCTAGTCTTAGTTTTATTTTTAGCAGAATCACCACACATTGGACACCTTGCTACAGCTAGAAAAGGTGATTCTTTTTTAATTTTGAATCTTTCTAACCTAGAACCAAGAATTTTGGCATACGCCACCTCTAAAAAATAACAATCACTCATTGCACGGTTTCTGGAGTTTCCATGATGTTCTCATAATCTTTTGAGTTTAAAAATGAATCGAAAGTGATTTTTCGTTTAAAATCTTCAAGCAACAACTCACGGAGGGAATTCTTGTAAAATCTAAAATCTAACTCGGATCCATTTACTGTAGAAATTATGTGGTCCGCAACAATAGGGATGTATTTATTGTCCCCAAAAGGTTGATAAAGTACTGGCACCATTTGTGTTACAATTTTATCATTATAGAGAATGGGAGTAAAATTTATTTTCAGGGGATAAAGAACGAAAAAATACCATCTTTTTCATATGCTGGCCCGGTCAGTAAAGTCTCTCCGGTAGAAAGTTTTATAGACAGACACGTAATCATTGATTCTTCGGACATAATTATTTAGTTAAAATCCACGTTAATAATAGAATAGGTAAATCCATTCTTTGTGTATGTTCCCAAACGATCACCCAAATGCCGGTAAGAAATATTGGGTTTTCTATGAAACGTCATATTATCAGAAATATCATACAATGTACAAGAAGTTTTTCCTTCTTTCAATCTAAGCCCTCGGCCTATAGATTGAATAATTGTAATGGCAGACTTGGCTGGGTGTGCAAAAATAATATTTTCAATCGCGGGAAGATTAGTCCCAGTTCCAAAAACTGCGTAACTAGATACAATAATATCATCTCCATCATTAGCATTTTTGCGTATTGTTTCTCGGGCCTTACCAGTGACCCCACCATCAATATAGTGGACATTTCTATCGACAGCTTTATCACAGATAAGACTGTATAGAGCAGTCCCCTGTATGTCGATAAAACGGAAAAGTACCAAAGTAGTGCCTTTACATTGTGCAGCTAATTTAGATATAAACTCATTACGTTTTAAATTAGAAACAATATATTTGATCTCAGTATCATAATCAACCTTTTTCATTGCTTTAGCAACATGCTCTGGGTGATTAAGAATAATTGCTTTAATTTTAAGGGGAACTAGTTGTTTATTTTCAATTAGAGTAGAAGTAGTGGCAATTTCATGCACATCACCAGTAATACCTTTCATTACTAAAAGATTACATTTCATGTCATGAAGAGTACCAGTACAAGCTAACTTATATTCTACCTCTGTAGCACGTTCATAAATTCCAGTAATGGTTTTTGCAACAATTTTATGACCTTCATCACCAATAATACACCCAAACTGATTTAGCCACTCAGAATCCATTTTATAAATGGATTGAAACGTAGAAACCGTAATCGGTTTTTTAACATTCTTATCTGCCCCTGCTGTTATACAATGCACATTATCTTCGGCCGACCAATCTGTGCCTGAAGCATAATCTGCAAAATCAGATTTCATTTGAGAAGTGAGTGAAATAGTCGGGACAACTATAAGTACTCTCATCTGAAGTTCATCTATAATATAACGACAAATGATAAACAGTATGAGAGATTTTCCACTGCCTGTAGCTGAGTGAAGTATAGCACGTTTATTCTTCAGTGCTTGAAATACACCATTAATCTGATAATCTCTAATTTGTATTGGAGGTGCTCTTTTATCTATACCCAGAGTATTAGCAAAATCTGCAATGTCTTTATATGTCAGTCCGGTATCAATGTGATCTGGGATATTGACTTCAATTGAATAATTTCTTGATTCGGCAAAAGCTCTGAGTTCTGAGACAAGTCCGAATGGTAATGTCCGTGGGCCTAAGTTAAAGATGCGGATTTTTCCATCAAACCGACCCATCTTATAGGCCGGCATAAACTTTGCTCCAGGAACCTCAAACGTAAAAGTATCTGAAATTTCTCGTGCTAAATCGAGATCACACTTTACTTTCACGTATGATTCGTTTAATTTTGTAACTACAATATCTTTCATAAGCACACAGAAGAAATTGTTTTATAAATTGTAAAATCTCTATTAACCTGATCTAAGATCAGATTATAGACTGGATAGACACTATTAAAAACAGCGGAGTCGAACAAATCAGAATCGCATATGATATAAGAAGTTTCTGAGTTAAAATCTACAATCAACTGCTGATCGGTTACATTAGCTTCTAACCATTTAAACAACAGTTGTGTTTCAGCTCTATCAGCTGATTTTAAAAATCTATTTTCGATAGCAATTGCGCCTGCATTCATAAATTAAACCCCTGCTTGAAACTTCGTATAATCTACGAGGCTTTTTAGTAAAAAATACTGATTACCTATATCTTTGAGAATGCTTTCGGATGCTTGTACCATAGTTTCTACATAAAGAATTTGTTCTTTAATCAATTGTAATGATTCATCTGCATCGAGAAGACTTTCCATTTCCGAACGAAGAGGTTTCTTATAAAGCCATTGTTTAAGATTGTTGAACTTAAGTTCTTCCTCATCCATTTCACCATTATAATATTTCGTCATGAGCTGGCGACGTTTTTGATATTTTAATGAAAGTGTCCGCAGTTTTATCTTATATGTTTGTAGATAAGTAAGATACTTCGAATGTAGGACTGGGTGTGAAGACATGCGCTCGGAAAGATTAGTTTGATCAATTTTACAATCTAGGGCCCAAATGGCCATAAGTTCATCATTGTTTAGCATAGTTCACTCTTGATAATAATTAATTATATTTTGGTTTGAAAGAATTGTAAAATCTTTTAAAAGCCATAGATACAGACAAGACAGGGAAAATATCGTTCTTTTCCTTTTATAGATCAATCACTTAGCAGCGATAAAAAGGCAATGGAATTATAAGGAAACCCGATTTTCCCAGAAAACGACCTTTTTTTTCCTTTATAGATCAATCACTTAGCAGCGATAAAATCGGAATTCCTAGATTTTCCGCAAAAGCCTTATTTTGCAGAGTAAGTAGAGTAACATTCCTCTTAGCCATAGGACAAGCAGTAGGGTGAAAATAATGGAGTATTTAAAGGAATTGGACCTTTAAACTTAAATTCTATTACTTTGAGCACACTACTGCGAATAATCATTATTGATTATAGCTCTTGAATGGTTCCGTATCTAAGTATAGTGAATACAGATTCCTCTTAGC